GTCCAGTCACAAAAACGCTCCCAGTTGTTAGTTGGTTTTGTTAATGTTACTGTTGTCATTTTAAAAAATGCCGGGTATAATTTGTCCAGTTATTATGTATGAACCAAGGGCTGCAGCAAAACCTAGCATAGCTAGTTGACCGTTTACACGTTCAGCGTTATCAAAATAATCAGCTTGAATCACTTGAACTTGTGGTTCAGTTGCGAATCTGTTTTGGCGTCCGCCCGGTTCAGTTGTAGTTGTCATCGTATAATAAAAAAAAAGTACATTCTTCGGCGGTGTACGATGAATCGAGCCGCCTCGGAATCTATTGTATTTAAGGTTTATATTTAGGTCCAACCCCACGTTGAACACATTTTCCTTTTTTAGCGTCCCATCTAAAACCTGAAGGGCATTTAGTTTCAGCTTTAAGTGCTGATTTTTTAGGCGGTCTACCTTGTTTAGTACCGTAGGTACCTTTTCCTTGTGGCATGATATTAAGGGATTTGACTTGTGTATAAATGTCTAGTAGTAGTAGGTGGTGTTATATCAAAACCAGTTGCACTGGTTCCTGTATTAGGAGGTGAAGCGTTTACACGTTCTACACCTTTTGGATTTAATTGAGTGTGTTCATAGTCTGCTACACTACCTTGATTTCTATAAGGTGCAAGGAACCAACTATTACCAGTGGCTTGTACTGTATATTGTACACCATTGTTAGCAATATTGGTAGTGCTATCTGGATCGAAACCCATTGCCATAATTAATTCTCCTTAGAATTGTACGTTAGATCTTTCTAATTTATCGTATACATCCTGACGATAAGCAGGGTCGTTATCATATCTAGGATCAGCCATAGCTCTTACAACTTCTTGTTGACTACGGAATGCATCTGTAGTTTTAGCTGCTTTACCTGTTAACATTCTTCCTTCATAACCTTCTGAAGTTTCATACTCAGATTTCATACCAGCGACTGCTATTTGAACAGCTGTAGCATTACCACTTTCAACAATATCATTAAAGGCTTCTAATTTAGCTTGATCTAAATTATCTCCAGCCCAAGTAAGCATTTGTTGATAAGCAGCTTCTCCACCAACTGAATTTTGAATTGTATTTACTTCAGAATCTGTTAAATCAGGCGAAGGTTGTTGTGCTGGTTGTTGAGGATTGTTAGCTTGCATTTCCATATAAGCATTAACTAATTCTTGACTACTCATTTCTGAGAATTTAGCCATTGTCTCTTCAGAAAGCTTACCTTCGTTAGAATAATATTCATTAGAAGCTTCAGTAATTAATGCTGCACCCGGGCTGATTTCCTCTTCCTTTTCATCTGTAGTTTCAGGGTTTTCAGTATCAGCTTCTTCTTCTGCAGCTTCTTTATCTGATCCTAACTTTTTCTGTAATTCTATGTAAGCTTTCTCTAGTTCTTCAGCATTGTCAAACTTACCTGCATATTGTTTAGCTTCCTCTTCTCCTAATCGTTCTGCCACCTCCAACGAATTCTTTTCCTCTTCACTTAGTTCGGAAGCATCGGCTGGGGTGGGATCATATGTTAGAGTGTCAGTCATTTTCTTTAACTCCGTTAGCAGTTACTACTTCTAAATGGCCAAGACCAACTGTTGTTACAAATGCTTGTTCTCTACCAAGGGTAGGTTCAGCAACTATAGGAGTTGGTTTAGCTATATCATTTTCTGAACCTAATGGTTCTGGTTTACTAACCTTTGGAAGCGGCTTTTTTCTAGCCACCTTCTTCGGGCGGGATGGCTTGTTCTGTGTCATTTTGTTGTTGATCGTATCCGTCATTTAAACTTCTACCTAGAGAAGGGTTCTTACTTGGATCTGCCATTGGCGCACCAGCTAATTGCCCAGCTTGTTCTAGAAGAGCTTGTTGTTGCTGCATTTGTAATTCTTCCTGTCTTTCTTGAATCATAGTTTCTTCAGTCTTAACAAGATTCAATACATCAATACCTTGAGCAGCTGCAAGTCGTTTAATATATTCACCGGGATCTAGGAATTGAGCCATAACTTCTGGACCCATTGTTTGAGCAATGGTTTGTATGAACATTATAAGACTCTGTTGATCTTGACCACGACCAAGAGCATTTACTCCGGCAACGATTTGTGGTCTAACTAAATCTTTAGGTATCTTAGGTAATTCTCTATTCCTTTGTAATATATGTAAAGTTCTATTTAAATATGGTACTAAAAACTCAATCGTAAGCAAGCTGAATAGCCCACCCAACTGTTGTTCTAATTCCATCTGAGTAAGGCGTACCTCCTCAGCAGTAGTCCTTTCACTTTGCCTAACTTGTAGTACAAGAAAAGCGTCACTTATTCTACGTTCAAGTAATTGTATTTGTTCTGCAGCTGTTGAAAAGTCAGCTCTCTTATCAACTTGTACAACACCAACGTCTTCAGGTCGTCCTTGAACGATTGCTCCTGAACCAGCGTCGGCTATAGTCTTTGGTTTTGTAGTAGATGATGGTGATACTAGGAAAACAACTTTAGAGGCTGCTGCAGACCCTTCTACGAGTGCCTGAGATAATCCTTCAAGTGATCTTATATCACCAAGGAATTCCTCTACCCTGCCACGACCGTAATCTTCTCCGTCCACAGTATTAAATCTGAGGACTAGCCAAGGTGTTGTATTCTTAGGAGCTGTACTACGGCTACCGGGAAGTATCATATCTTGCGCTTCCTGATGCCATACCCATCTTCCATTATCATCGAGTCGGACGTAAGTATACACTTCTACGTCGTGATCATCAGATCCTGTCTTTTGACCTTCATCTCCTGGAGAATTAGGTAAAGGATTTGGCAGATCTACACCAAGCATCCTTCGACTTATTAGTTCCTTTGTTACGATCTCGCAAACATTTCCGTTACCATCACGATTCACAACGTAACGATTTAAGGGATAGTTTTTAAGACCGTCTTTGCCCATAAATATTAATGCATTACCTGAAACGATTAAATGTTTCAAGGCTTGATGGACTACTACTCTATCACTAGAGGCATTAATATAATCCATAACCATCCTCTCCATTTTGGAGAAGGATAAATCTAATTCACTTCTTATTTCTGCTGGGATCTCTTCACCAATTTTATCATCTCTAACTTGCAATTTAAAAAAAGTAGTTTGTGGTGGTAGCAATGCTAGCATAAGTTTGGCTGCCAAGTTGACAACACACTTACTACCTACGGATTGCCATGGAGTATGTAACTTTTGGTGTGTAGGACGTGAGCTTAGATCCTCTTGTATAAGATAAGGCAACGTTAATCTTGAACACTCAACTGCGGTATCAAGGAACTGATTTCTACCTCTTGCTAGTTGTGTGTATCTATCACGTGCTTTCATAATTTTCTATCCGTATTTTTCTGATGGCATACTTGTTTTTAATTCGTCTTTATTAGTTTTTTTATTTTTATCTAATTTCCAATGAGGTGTTTCCTCTCCAGAAATTGGATTGACTCGAGGGTTATCTGTATCCTTTTGCATTTGAGCATATGTCATAGGTTGAGGATAAGATATTTGCCCTGTACTTCCAAGACACATAATAATTTCTCTTTTTTTTTTATCTTATTAAGGTTTAGGTAGTCCCTGTTGTGGTGTACCTAAATTAATACTAGGATCAATAGCATCAAAAGCTTTTACACCTTTTCTAATCTGATCTATTTTTAATTTACTTTTTTTCTTACCTGTAATTAAATTAGGATCTTCCGTTTCCTCTTTAATCCGTTGAGGTGTAGGTATATCTCTTACAGGTGCAGGTGTTTTCAACGGTGGTTGAACTGCTAATCTTTGTGGTGGCGGTGGTGCCGGAGCTGATCTGCCTCCTCCTAAACACATGTTTTTATTCCTCCTCTAATTTTTGTTTAATATATTCTACCACACTGGCTTGACCAGCACGGTACATGATTGATTCAATTTTTTCTTTTGGGTGAACCGGACTCCATTTGAAGTGATCTTCTACTTCTTTAAACAGGTCATTCACCCGCTCGTTATGTAACTTAAGCGTATTGAGGGAGATTGACATTGCTATGTTCGAAAAACGCTGGCATTCTTGCTGATCGTGTCTCAGAAAGTTCGGGTGCCTTACCTTCATACATTAAACGATCACTGGAATCCAGCCAAAAATTTTTGTCCAAATATTTATCGGTAGTATTTATACCTAGTGGTTGCATTACCCAGTTAATAGTGGCCTTCCTAAGTTTATCCAAAGAAGGAGAAGCAGATAGACCCAACTCATGGCATACAAGGCTATTACAGCCGACATGGATCTGTTCGTCTCTTGAGATATCTGCCGAAACTGTCCTAAGAGCAGGGTCGCCATTAAACCTAAAGAAAGGGAGAAGAACAAAGAAGATTGCTCTTTCAGCCACGAGAGCTTT